TCTTTAATGCTGGTGTTACAAAATATCTTATTGCAGATGAGATGAAAAAATTTAACACTATTAAAAACCCACAAGGTAAAGCATTATTAAAAATGCTAGGTCTAAATCCTACAAAATTAGCAACAGTATTCAATCAATATGGTGGTAAACCATTTAGAGAGAAAGAAAATGTATTTGGAAAGATGGATAAAGCTATGTTTATCAACTTTCTAAAATCAGGTATAGGGTATGGATATCACTATGTTCATGCTAAAAAACCTAGTGAGATACATCATTTCCCTATGACCAAGGCATTTATGAATAAACTAGCACAACCTAGGTCAGCTATTGCTTATTATGGTGGTAAAACAAGTGCTGGTAAAAGGGTAGATATTGATATTGATACACCAAATATTATGTTGAAAATCAACATAAGAAATAAACAAGGTGGTGTCTATCCTTCCCATATAATGTGTGATTACATATTTAAATCTTATAAATAGTATTATGATTTGTTAATGGGAAAGTGATGATTATATTAATGGATAAATTGGAGAACAAATGTTTAGTTTTAAAGGCTTTTTCACAAAGGAAAAGAATACACACCTAGAACACCTAGAAGATGATATTATTAATCGTGGTAGTCAAGGTGGTGTAAATGCAGTAAATTTCCTTAACGCAGTAAGAAATATGCTTGCCGGTAATATCGGTGGCAAGTTAAATATGTCCGTCAAGTGGGACGGTGCGCCTGCTGTATTTTGTGGTCAAAATCCAGAAAACGGCAAATTCTTTGTCGGTACAAAATCAGTATTCAATAAAACTCCTAAAATAAACTATACTACAAGTGATATAAGAAGAAATCACGGTGGTGAATTAGCAAACAAACTTATGGTATGTTTAAGAGAACTACCAAAGTTAGGTTTGTCTGGTGTTTATCAAGGTGATTTATTGTACACTAGAGGCGATTTAAAGGGTGCTAATATAGATGGTGAAAAGATGATTACTTTTACACCTAATACAATTACATATGCAGTACCAGCTGATAGTGATATTGGTCGTAGAATAGCAAGAGCAAAATTAGGTATAGTATTTCACACAGTTTATTCAGGTAAGACTATGGATAATATGACAGCAGGTTTTGGCAGTATAAAAGGTCAAGGTCCTGCCTCTATATTCTTAGCGTCAGCTTCATACCAAGATACATCTGGTTCATCTACATTTAACAAAGGTGAACTAAGTAGATTTGATGGTTTAATTAGAATGGCTCAAGGGTCATTATCTAAAGCAAAACCAATGTTAGATGAAATATCAAGAAATTCTACTGACCCTCTATCAGTAGGTTTTAGATTAAAAACATATTTCAATTTTTATATTAAGAACTCAAAATCAGGAATGGATAAAGTAAAAGTTATGCAGGCTGGATTTAGAGATTATTATTCTAATATTTTACAAGCAGAAATAGACGCAAAGAAAACAGATAAAGGTAAAGAAAAGTACATAAAAGCAAAAGCAGAGGGTTTGAAATTTATTGATAGAAATAAAACTGCCCTCTATTTTGCTATTGCAAGTCATATTAGTTTAGCAAACGCAAAGAATTTTTTAATTCAAAAACTATCACAGGTACAAAGTATTGGTCACTTCTTACGAACACCAAACGGATATAGAGTAACAGCACCAGAGGGTTATGTTGCAGTTGACAGAGTTGCAGGTGCAATTAAACTTGTAGATAGATTAGAATTTAGTAGAGCAAACTTTACAGCAGAAAAGGATTGGGTAAAAGGGTGATAAAATTATTAGATTGGTATTATAGTAAATTAGAAAGTATAGGTGTATTTTTAAGTCAATATGCCTGGCAAAAAAGATGGCGTAACAGAGAAACAGGAACAGGATATAGAAAGCACAAATGAAATCATTTAAGCAATATTTTTTCGAAGCAATAAACGGACCTAAAGTAATTATGATAGGTGGTCCTGGTTCTGGTAAGTCAACTTATTCTGAACTAATTACCAAAGAAATGAATATTGCACACATTTATACAGGTGATATGATGAGAGCGTTATCAAAACAAGATACACCAGACGGTAGAAAAGTAAAAGAGTTATTATCAAAAGGTGAATTCGCTCCAACACCAATAGTTATAAATGCAGTAAAAGAAAGATTAAAAAAACCAGACGCACAAAAAGGTTATATCTTTGATGGTTTTCCAAGAAGTGTAGAACAAGCAGAGATGATGGAAAAGGCAAACATAGAATACGACCATGTTATTAATCTTCAAGTATCCGAAGAAGAAGTTATTAGAAGATTGACAGCAAGAGGTAGAGCTGATGATAAACCAGAGATTATAAAGAATAGATTAAAAGTATATCATAGAGAAACAGCACCTTTACTTACATATTATAAAGATGAAATAATAAATATTAAGGCGGAAGGTAGTACACCAGAAAAAATTAGTAAAGAGATTATAGGTAAAATTACATGAAGACTTTTGATGAAGTAAGATATTTACAAGAGGGTTTATATGACCCTAACATATTTAAGGCATTCTTTTTAGCAGGTGGTCCAGGTTCTGGTAAAACATTTGTAACAAGAGGTGCATTTGGTGGTACAGGTTTAAGAGTTGTTAATTCAGACCAAGCATTTGAGAACGCATTGAAAAAAAATAATCTATCTCTTAAAATGCCAGATAGTGAGGCAGAAGCAAGAGATATGTTAAGAGCCAGAGCAAAGGCAACAACTGATAAAACTATGGACTTATCTATTAAAGGTAGATTAGGTATGGTCATTGATGGCACAGGCAGAGATTATGATAAGATTAATTATCAAGTTAGTCTTTTAAAACAATTAGGTTATGATTGTTATATGATATTTGTAAATACTAGTTTAGATGTTGCATTAGAAAGAAATAGAAGACGAGAAAGAACTGTACCAGAATATATAACAAAACAATCTTGGACAAAAGTACAAAGTAATATAGGTAAGTTTCAAAATTTATTCGGTATGGATAGTATGATAATTGTTGACAATAGTAAAGACGATAGAGAACTTACAACGATAACTATGAGTAAAGTTGACAAGTCAGTAAGAAGATTATTGAGAAATAAAATTAAGTCATACACAGCAAAAAGATGGATGGCTTCAGAAAGAAAAGCAAGACGAAGATGATAAACTTTAAAAAATTTATAAACTTATACGCAGAAAAGAAGTGTCCACCAGGATACAGATTTGACGAAAAGTTAGGCGTGTGTGTACCAAAAGGAGAAAATAGATATTATCCTTATTATGGTTTAGGTTCAAAGAGTAATGGTGATTCATCAAATGGTCAAAACGGAAATGGTAACGGCAACGGTAATGGCAATGGCAACGGAAACGGTGGCAATGGTGGTAACGGTGGCGGAAATGGCGGCGGAGAATGAGATTTAAAGAGTTTATAGACATTGATAGTTTAAGACACGCTAAGGTAGAAGAAAAGCCTGTTAATAACTATAAAGGTGATTATAAAGAATTATCTATTGCAAAGCCTAGCTCAAATGGTAGTGATAAAACATATCAAGAATTAAATGATATGCAAGATATGTTTAAAGATAGAAATGAAGTAATAGAGAAAAGTGTAAAAGACCATGACTTGGAAGTTGGTCATGCAGTAAAACAATATTTAAAAAATAACAATTTAGATTTTAAAGAAACAGATGTAAATAAACTTGCAGATATAGGTGGTGGTATAGTAAGATATTATAAAAATAAATTTGAAAGAATTAGACCATATCAACTTGCAGAAGCATTGAAAATGAAATTTGACCATATGCCTTTAGATAGTGATAGTATGAAATCACCAGCTTATCCATCAGGTCATAGTTTACAATCAAGATTAATTGCAGAGTATTATGTTGAACAATATCCTGAACATAAAAAAGGTTTAATTGCAGCTGCTGAAGAAACTGGTAAAGGTAGAATATATGCAGGTTGGCATTATCCTTCAGACCATGAGGCTGCTGTAAAATTAGCAAAACAAATTTACCCTAATATAACAATGAGAAAAACATTTAAAGAAAGTATCATTGATATACCAAGAAGAACTTATGCACCTAAAGTATTTGATGAAGCAGATACTAAAGAACCTAAAATTAAGGCAAGTGTCAAAGCACAAATAGATAAACAACTAAAAGAATTTGAAACAGAATATCCTATTTTAAAAACTTCTTTAATAGGTTCTATATTAACAAAAAGATATAGAGCAGACGCAGACTTAGACATTAATGTATTGTTTGATGTGCCTACTGATAAACGAGAAGAAGAAAGAACTAGATTGTCTAAAAAATATTTGTCAGCAAATAATCCTGATAATATACAAGGCAAATTAATACCTGGTTCGCAACACCCTATTAATTACTATTTTATAACTGACAAAGAAACTTATGATGACCAAAATAAAAAGGCAGACGCAGTATATGATATAGAAACTAATAAGTTTGTAAAACGACCTGAAGATTTTGTATTTGACAAAAATTTATATGTCAAAGACTTTGATAAGAAAGTACAAGAATTAGATGTAATTAAAGGTGAATTAAAAAGAGATATCATTGATTATAAAGAATTAGAAGAATTAGAACCTAACGAAATATTAGATTTACAAGATAAAGTAAAAGATAAGTTAGAGGAAATAGAAGATAGTATCGAACAAATAATTAAAGTTGGTGACGGTGTTGACGCAGATAGAAGAGCTGCATTTGATTCAGATATGTCGCCAGACCAAATACAAAAATTTGGTATTAAAAATAGATTACCTAAAAATGTTATCTATAAGATGTTAGAAAAATATCATTACATTAAATTTTACAAATACTGTAAAAAAATATTAGATGATGGTATTGTAACAGATAAAGAAATAGATGACTTAGAAATACATGAAGCAAGAAATGATGGTAACTCTATCGCATTTACTTTTGGTAGATTTAATCCACCAACTATTGGCCATGAGAAACTTATAAACAAAGTAAAATCTGTAAGAGCAGATGAATACAGAATATATTTAAGTAGAAGTGAAGACCCTAAAAAGAATCCATTATCGCCTAGACAAAAACTGGCGTATATGAAAAAGATGTTTCCTAGTCATGCTAGAAACATAATGATTAACTCAACAAATATGATACTAGATATTTGTACATTATTATACAGCCAAGGCTTTACAGAAATGTTTATGGTTGTAGGTAGTGATAGAGTTAGAGAATTTGATACAATTATTAAAAAATATAATGATGTAAAATCAAGACATGGTTATTATAACTTTGATAAAATTAATATTGTATCTGCTGGCGAAAGAGACCCGGATGCCGAAGGCGCCGCTGGTATGTCAGCAAGTAAAATGAGAGCTGCGGCTGCCAAAGGTGACCTATCTAGTTTTTCAAAAGGTTTACCTAGAGGTGTAAAAGCAGACGATTTAATGAAAGATGTAAGACGAGGCATGAGATTGGCTGCCAATTATACACATATGCAGAATGTAAGACCAATAGCAAGTCTTGAAGAATTTGAACAACAACAAATTAGAGACCTTTATATTAGAGAAATGATATTTAATATTAACGAAGAAGTTGATTATGTCAAAGAAGATATAAAAGGTAAAGTAGTAAGAAAAGGTACAAATTATATTGTACTAGAAGATAACAATAATAATTTACATAAAGCATGGATATGGGATTGTATCCCTATTTCAGCAGACAGAGAGGTAGAAGTGAGAGAATATGACACTAATATTGATTATGGCTTTGAAGCCGTATCAGAGATAAAAGAAGATTTAGACGCTCAACCACAAGATAAAGATGTTAAGAAAGTAAAAGGAACTCAACCTAAAAAGTATTATAAGACATTAAGTAAAGATACTAAAAAGAAAAGAGCGGATTATTTTAAAAATAAAGACACAACTAAAAATGATAATAGACCAGCACCAGGCGATAAAGACGCTAAAACTAAACCAAGTATTCACACACAAAAATATAAGAAGATGTTTGGTGAGTTTAAGAGAGATTTACAAGACGCTTGCTGGACAGGTTATAAACAAGTAGGATTTAAGAAAAAAGGTAACAGACAAGTACCTAATTGTGTACCTGAGAGTATGAGTATGGAAGACGCAATGAAAGTAGATGGATATGTACCAGAATCATATGAAATAGGTAAAGACTATGCAGACCACACAAAGAGAGTAACACCAGGTCAAAGCGTAGATGTAGAGAAAAAGAAAGGTATCATTGATAGAGAAAGCAAACCAGATGAAAAAGATATAAAAGAGTGGGCTGCTTCAGATGAAACCGTTTATAAATATAGGGAACGATATAAGGAAGAATGGCAACAAAAGTTAAAAGAAGTTGTTGCTAAGATGATAGAGAAACTATAATGAAGACCTTTAAAGAGTATGAAAATATAGATAAATCATGTGATGATACTATCTTTGAACATGAGGCTGAAGGCATTTACGAGGCTGAATATCAAGGGAAAAAGGTCAAACTTAATGACCCAATTCGTGGTGGTAGTAAGAAGTTTTATGTATATGTTATGGACGGTGATAAAGTTAAAAAGGTTTCATTTGGTGATACAACAGGTTTAAGTATTAAACGAGATGACCCGGCACGAAGAAAGTCTTTTAGAGCAAGGCACAATTGTGATAATCCAGGTCCTAAAACAAAAGCTAGATATTGGTCATGTTATCAATGGAGAGCAGGAGCAAAGGTAAACAACTAAAATGAGTAGATATAGACAAACAATGAGTGAATTACTTGAACAAGTAAGAGCTCCTAAAGAAAATATTGATAATGATTATTTGAAACCAAGAATGACACCACAACAAATCGCAAATATTAAGAAGACATGGCAAAACAAAAAAGCTTCAGATGTAACGCCTGCCATCAAAAAGATGATAAAAGATATGGACATCCCTACTCAAATGGCCATTAAACAGGCAAACATTCCGCATATCTCTAAATTAGTTGAAGAAGATGACCACGAAATTTCTATGGCAAGAGGTGAACTTGAAGCAGTTGCAGATAAGGCTCTAAAATTATCAGCAATGTTACAAGGTAAATCAGATGATGACCAACTTGAAGCATGGGTACAATCTAAAATTACAAAAGCAAAAGACTACATCAATTCAGTTGTAGATTACATGACATATAATCCAGACTTTGCTACTGAACATATGATTGAAGCATTTTCAGACCAACAGATTGCTAAGTTAAAAAAAGAATATGAACCTTTAAGAGGTGCAAGAATTTCAGTTACTAATGCAAACAAACTTGGTGCTATGTTTACAAAGTTTGATAGTAATAAAAATGCTTTAGAAAAATTATACGGTGGTAATATACCATTTATTTCACAAATGGCTATGAGTAGATTAATTTCTAAACATGGTTACACAGCAGATAAAATTAAAAAAATTAAAGTCGCTGAAGAAGTAGAAGTGTTAGAAGAAGGCACAGGTACTATTAAAGGTTTTAGAAACGACAAAGAAAAATCAAATATGATTTCTCTTGCAAAACAACATAGTCTAAAAGTAAAAGAAGTTTCAGGTGGTATTGAACTATCTGGTAACATGAGAAAGATTTTAGATATGCAGTTAGCTGCTCAAGGTAATGGTTTAAAAGCTGAAGAATACATTAATGAAGGCAGAATGTCAGAGATTGACGCAATGAGAAAAGCAGGTGCAACAGCAGCTGATATTGCAAAAGAATTAAAACTATCTGTTAAAGTTGTTAAGTCTATTTTAGGTGAAGAAATTGAAGAAGATGAACCTAAAAAAGAAACAAAAGAAGATGATAAAGAAAAATTAAAATCAGAAATCGAAAAGAAAGACGCAGAAATTAATCAACTAAAAGCAAAGGCAGAAACACAGAAAGCCAAAGTTGCAAAGAAAGAAACTGAAAAGTTGGTAAATCCTGAAACAGGTGAACCATTACTACAAATCGGTGTAGCATACAAACATTTAAAAGATAAAATGGCCAAAGAAGAAGTAACAGAGATGAAAAAAGATGACGCCTACGCTATAGGTATGGCACAGGCTAAAAAGGTGATGAATGATGAACCACCTTTACAAAAGAAAACAATTAAAAAAGGCCATGAGATTGCAGATAAGATTTTAAAAAAAGAAGAAACTATTAAAGAATTTAAAAAGATGTCCGTAACTATAAGAGATATGGACAAAAGAAAAAAAGCGATTACTGATTTACAAAAACAAAATCTAGGTGTTGCTGTTCACGGTGGTGTAATTAAAGTAGATGGTAAAGGTAAAGACCTTAATAATTTTGCAAAAGATTTAATGAACTTTTATGGTGCAAATGTTAAGGCTGAAGGTACTATGATTGGTGGTATTGTAACAGATAATTCTGGTAAGAAAATGCCTAATTACGATAAGGCTAAAAAAGCATTAAAAGATTTTATGTCAAAACCACAACCAGCTAAAGGCGCTAGTGATAAAGTAATGTCATTTATTTTTGATGACGAATTATTAGATGACTTATATTCTGCTGAAAAGAAAAATATGTCAGATGTAAGACCAATGGTTAAGAAAAGATTAAAGGCATTAGGTATTAAAGAAAACGCACCTACATTATCTGATTTAGAAAGACTAAAAAAACAAGGTATGAAACCTAAAAAAGAAGAAACACAACATAATTTGGCAAAAATGAAATACGAACAGATTGCAGGTCTTAAAAAGAAAGCTGAAAAATCTGGAATGCCATATTCAATTTTAAAGAAAGTTTACGATAGAGGCATGGCCGCTTGGAGAGGTGGACACCGACCAGGTACAACTCAACAGCAATGGGCTTTTGCTAGAGTAAACTCATTTGTAACTAAATCCTCTGGAACATGGGGTGGCGCTGACAAAGATTTAGCGAAACAAGTAAGGGGAAAATAATGTCATACTTAAAATCAAAAGATGGTAGTATAGAAGCGTCTATCAAAGAAATGCAAAAGAATATCAAAGATAACGCCTACCAAGATATGTTTAAAAAAGAATTAGAAAAAGCTGGTAAAGGTATTGGTGCAATGTCAGACCAGGAAAAGAAAGACTTTTTTAACAAGATAGATAAAAAATACAAAGGTAAAAATGAGGCAAAAGTTTCTGAAATAACTAAGGCTCAAGAAAAATTACCACCTGCTTTACAAAAAGCAATTAAAGCAAAAGAAAAAAATGAAGACTTGGATAAAGGTGATGAGAAAACAATTAAACCTATTATCAAACAACTTAAAAAATCTGTAACAGCACACGACAAACAAGCTAAAACTTTAGAAAAAGATATTGCAGATGAGAAGAAAGAATCATTAGAACATACAATCTGGTCAATGGCTGCTAAAGACCTTGAAGAAATGAAAAAGAATTCAAAGTATATGAAGGCTCAAGATGTAGCACCAGACAATGATACTGATTCGGAAAAAGATGAGAAAAAAGGTAAAACTCTTGTCGGAAGCAAAGCAACTAAGGTTGAAACAGAACCTAAAGTTGACTATGTAAAATAGTCTATACCAGGCTTCAAAAAATAATCAAAAAAAGCTGTTGCCATACTGCTCGGTGTATGATAGGATATAGTATAAATTAAGGATAAACACTATGAAAAACTTACCTAGAATATACTTAGACATGGATGGCGTTCTATTTGACTTTGTAAAAGCATTAGAAACTACCACTAAAATGTCTATTTCTCAATGGATGAAGTTAGACAGAAAGAAAAGGTGGGACCCTGTCATTGCCAATAAGACTTTCTGGTCAGACGGACCTTGGTTAAGCGAAGGAAAGAAACTATTTAACTTCGTTAGAAAATACAATCCACATATATTAAGTGCCTATGTAGAACACGCATTTGACCCTAATTGCATTCCAGGGAAAACAAAGTGGGCTATGAAGAATACTGGCATACCTAGAAGTAGAATTAATCTTGTGATGAGAAGTCAAAAGAAAACCTACGCAAGTCCAGGTTCAATTCTTATAGATGATTATGAGAAAAATACCAAAGAATTCAATGCTGCCGGCGGTACCGGTATCACATTCAAAACAGCCAATCAGACCATAAGAGAGTTAAAGAAACTCGGTTTTAAATAATATCCCTTATAAATAGTCCTGTTATATAACAATTAAGTTAACTTTTATAAAAGGAGATTAGATATGAGTTTATGGGGAGCTACCGACGCTGATGAATCTAAACCTAAAAATTTAACTACAGCCGAAAAGAAAGAAGTATTTGCTTCTACTAAAGGTTGGGTTAGAGAAGCTGGTTCAGTTTTATCTGGTAACGGTAATACAAGTGCAACACCTGAAGTCCTTGTGGCAATCGGGTCGTTGACAACTAAACTAGGTGTTGCTGACATCACAAGTATTGATTTTAATATCACAGCATTTGATAAATCAGATGGTGGTACATTATCAGTAACAGCAAGATTTAACGAAGCTGTGGATGTAACAGGTACACCACAATTAACAGTAACGAATGACACCAATTCAAATCATACATTATCATACGCTAGTGGAACAGGTACTAACGAATTAGTATTTACATTAGCAATTGGAGCTGCTAACGCTGCTACAGACGCTGATGATGTTTTATCTATTGGTGCTAACGCTATGGCACTTAACGGTGGTACAGTTAAAGACGCAGGTACAACTGATAACGCAACTATAACAAATAGTGCAGCTATCGGTACAGCGGCTGGTACAATTACAGTTACAGCATAATAAGTTGTAAATAAAAATCATAGAGGCGGCTACGGCCGCCTTTATAAATAGATATATTAATAAAGTGGTCCGTGTATATGCACGGAGTAGCATTCCCTCAAAAGAGGGTTAACAGGAGAAAAAAATGGCAGACAAAAAAGTAACCGCCTTAACAGACTTAGGCGATAATTTAGCAAGTGTTGATTTGTTTCATGTAGTAGATGACCCGAGCAACACTCCAGTAAATAAAAAAGTAACAGCGGAAGATGTTTTCAATAACATACCTAGTTACCTTGGTTTAAAACAAACTTCTCAATCAATTACAGCAGATGGTTCAACTACAACAGCAGTTGATGTAACATCAGCCGTAACTGAAATTAACGCAACATCAGCTACGCACACTTGTGCTATGGCAGATGGTTCTGATGGTCAGATTAAGATAGTAGTAAATACATCTACATCTGGTACTAACGCTATCACAATAACACCAGCAAATTTTTCTAATACATCATTCGCTCTAAACGCCGTAGGCGAAACAGCAGTATGTATATTTAAAAATTCAAAATGGTATATTATCGGTGGTAACGGCGTAACAATATCATAATTTAGAGGAGTAATAGTATGTCTATAAACACAAGTGATTTGAATAATGAAAGAGAAGTTTTAGTAAAAGATTTCGAAGCATTACAATCAAGAATAAAACAAGTTGACCAAGAATTAATACAAATGAAAAGTAATTTAAATGCTGTTCATGGTGCAATTCAACAAGTTGATAAATTGATTAAAATTTCGGAAGATAATAAAAAACTTCCTGATGAAAAAGAGAAGGCGCTAAACATAGCGACAGGTTAATGAAAAAGTTTAAAACATTCGTAAGTGAAATGTCAATAGACGATTTCGAAGAAGACGCTTTAAAAGAAAAAGCACCTAATACTGCTGACGCTATGAAAAGGCATAAAGCAGGTAAGGCTGGTTTTACTGATAAGGCGCATTTAAAAGCAAAAGGTTTGATACCTAGAGCCGATGGCACTAAGAAAGTATCAGATAAATATAAGTAAGAGGAAAAAATGAAAACATTTAAACAGCACATAAAAGAGGGCATGAACCAGAGTAAGTATGGTGCTGGTCAAGTAGGTAGTACAACATCTGTATCGCCGGAAGACAGCAACATGGGTGCTCATAATATTGAAAACCCGGATGTCCTTAAAAAAGTTAATGCGTTTGTCGGAGCAATTGCTGAACAAGAGTATATGAATCCACAAGCTGCGTTAGAACAATTAGGTAATAAATTAAAAACAATTGGATTACAAGTGAGTAATGTAGATATGACAGGCGATAAAGGTAAAGTAACGGCTGAAGTATCACAATTTGGCGGAAGATTTGGTAAAGACCTTGACGGTTCCGATATTAATGATGATGGTATATCTCATAGAAAAGAAGGTGGATTGAAACTAGAAGTTTCTTATGAAACCTTAGAAAACGGTTCGTCAAAAGTATTTGCTAAATTAGTTTAATCTAATTAGGAAATATTGATGTTCAACGAGATTACGAAAGACAATTGGTTATTGTATGCTCAGCACCATTATGACAACCCAACTTTGCAAAAAGAAGTTGAGTTTTATGATGATATCAAAAGATTTAAATATCTAAAAAGGCTCTTTCGTAAATATAAGGTTACAGGTAACCTTAAACTAAGATTGGTATTAAATCATATCATAGTTTTAAATAATGTTTTTGGTGTCGAAGCTTGTTGTACTTTGTTATTATACAAAGTTGATAAACCATATTGGTCGACATTAAAATCATTTTTAGTTTACCTAGATTACCTTTATCCTCACGAACTCAATGAGATAAATGAAGATAAAAAGATATCTGAAAGGCTAAAGGAACTATAATGGCAAGTCGAGGAATAGATTTTTTAATTACTTACCGAGTGGTAAAACTATTAGTAACACCTTTTGAAAAACAAGAGGCGTTTAAGTTTGGTATTATTGATGAAAAAGGTAAAGTATTAAAAAAATATAAAACTCTTAAACTAGAGAAGGAGAGAAAATCTTATACCCTCTTACATAGATTTGTCTTCAACCTTAAAAGAATATTACAAAAGGTTGGTTTAGGAAGTAGACTCGGTTCATTTGGAGTTGCATTAGCCTTATTAATTAAAGAAGACAGTAGATATGCTGAACATAAAACTTTAATTGAACAAACAGTAATTAAGTATTTAAAAGATGAAAATTTATTTGAAGAAATGTTAAACGAAGTTAGAGAAATGCCAGAGATTAACGAAGACCCATACATGACTTGTTTTGGTATAAGTGTGTATGAAAAAGATAATGAACTGGTATCGGAGTACGATTATGCCAAAACACTATAAAGAAATGATGGACGAAATCATCAATAAGATGGATGAAGACGCACCAGCAAATGCTGTAGCGCATGGCGGAGTTGACATGGCTCCTAATGCTGGCAAGAAAAAGAAAAAAGATGAAGTACCACCTGAATTAATGAAAGTTATTATGAAAAAAATGTCTAGTAATGTAAAAGAAGACAATGATAATAACAATGTAGTTTTAAAAGGTGTACTAGATAAACTAGATAAGATTGACGAAGCAGTTGATAAATTATCTGGTGTTGTAAATAAAGTAGAGTTTGTTGAGGAGAAAGAACATAAATCTTTCAAGTCGAAATATGTTAAAGACATTTAAAGAATACCTTGGTGGTATTCGTATAGGTAGCATTGATAGTGTTAAGCCTATGGCCAGTTTAGGCGATAGACCACCAAAAGGAATGGCAGGCAGAGATACAAGAGGTGTAGGATTACACGCAAATAAAAATCCTAGAGTGCCTAGAAAACCTGGTCAAAAAGCAGGTTCAGATAAACATTCAGACTTATATACAGACGAAAATCCAAAAGGCACAATACATGGTTTAGGTTTTACTGATAGGGCAAAGGCTGTACAATCTATAAATAAAATAAAAGGTTCAGGTAAAACACACGCTCACAAAATGCAGGCTGCTATTGCCATGTCGCAAAGAGCCAAAGTTGCAAGTGAAAGAGCAAAGGATCCAGAAAAGAAAAAAGACCTTGCTTCGGCACATAGAGCTTATCAATCATATATAAATCAAAATAAAAAAAGTAAGGACTAAAAATGGCAAATAAATTTAACGGATTAGTTAATGCTGTGTTTTTACCACCTAGAAATTGGGTGTTAAATCAACCACTAACATTTACTTGTAAAGAGTTAACAGATGAGTGGATAAAAATGTTAAGAGATTGTGATGTAGATATTAAAGGAACTACTATTAATGTTCCTACTGGATACATTACAGACCTTGCAAGTGTACCAAGAGCGTGTTGGGCTTTTATAGCACCTTTTGATGTTGCAAGGGCGGCTATTGTACATGACATATTATACGAAAAAATTAATATGGCATTTAAAGCAGGTACAATAAAAGACAGAGAACCATATAGACTGATTGCAGACACTATGTTTAAATTAGCTATGAAATGTAGTGAACCTGCTGTACCAGGTTGGAAGATTTGGTCAGCTCATTCTGCTGTAAGATTATTTGGTAGATTTGCAATTAAAAACTCACAGCCGAGAGGCGATAAACCAAAGGCGTAATATGTGGTTCTTTTTAATTAGAGCAATAATGGGTAGTATCGTAGGTAACGCTACTGCTACATGGTTCAAAAAAACCAAAGTTGGTGTGTGGTTTTATAATAAAGTAGAACAATGTTATAATTGGGCTGCTAAGCGATATGATATAGAGATACTAACTAAGGAACAAAAGTTAATTAAGAAATTTCCTGTGTTATCAAAAAAGATTGATAATATGGAGAAACGAATTAAGAAACTAGAGGAGAAATAAAAATGAACTGGTTAAAAAACAGAGTAAAAGAAATGTCCTCATGGTCAGGCGCTAGTCTGATTGCATTTGGTCTATTGATAGTTTTAGGTGGTCCCTTTGTTA